TCGACCACCTTTTTTTAACATTGGCCCCGGATTTGAAAAAGGGTCATACATTCCTAGCATTTGTTGCATAGGATTTTTTGGCCCTCCACCCGTAATAGCCGCCGCACCACTGGATGTTGCTCTAAAAAATTTTTTATCAGAAGGTTTAGTTACTTTTCCAGTTCCTCCTCCTCCTGTTTTTGGAGTTACATCTTTAGGCATTTTAGTAAAAACTTCGTTATACTGAGTTTGTAAAAATGTATTAAAAGCTTTTTGAAATTGTGGTGAATAAAATTGTTTTGCTTTACCTATCTCACCTATTTGTGCAACTTGTGGTTTTATATTAGCTTTATTAAAAAATGTTTTTATATTTTTTGCTTCAGAAGCACTTATTTTATTTTGTTGTACACCTTTATCAATATCAGAATCTAAATAACCGTGCTGAACAGAGTTTTGTGCAATGTCTTGAATTAACGCAAAACCTTTTAAATTAAAATTAATTTTATCTGGTCTTCTATTTATAGTAGCAACTTCTTTTGATGTTGACGCCTCCATTATAGTAGTTGGTGCAACACCTGCAACTTTTTCAGCAGTTCTAATTAAACCTGCTAAAGTATTTTTTGATACATCAGATACATTAGCATTTATTTTTGATGTTGTTTGTACCTGCGATTTTATTTGTTGTTGTTTTAAAGCTTCGTTCTTTTTAATTTCTGCTTTTACTTGTTTCTTAAATTCTTTTGCTTTTTCGTTCTTTACAATTCTATTTTGTGTTGTTACTTTTGTTGTATACTGTGATTTAATATTTGCTACATCATTTTGTAACTGATAATATTGTTTTTGTGTTAAAGCATCATTACCTAGTGCAACATTATCTCTTCCTGTAAAGTTATTTACCAGAGCTTGATAACCAATAGCTACATTTTTTACACCTGTAGTAGTTTTTCTTAAAGCATAATAACCTATAGCAGTATTTTTATCTCCAACTGTATTCTCTCTTAAACATCCATAACCAACTGCAACGTTATGTTCCCCTGTAGTATTATCTTCTAAAGCTTGGTAACCGATTCCAATGTTATAGTTTCCAGTAGTGTTATATCTTAATGCATGATATCCTACTCCAACATTATATTGCCCTGTAATGTTAGTATACAGTGCTTGATAACCAATTGCTGTATTATAATCCGCCGTAGTGTTTTTGTGTAAAGCTTGATAACCCATAGCAACATTAAAAGAACCTATCGTATTTTCATATAAAGATTGATAACCGATAGAACTATTTGCTTGCCCTGTTATGTTTTCTCTAAGAACAAAGTTTCCAACACCTACATTGTAGGACCCTGTAGTATTTTTGTGTAAAGATTGATAACCTATTCCAATGTTATATTCTGATGTAGTATTTGCGTTTAAAGCTTCGTAACCGATAGCAACGTGATATTGTCCTGTAGTGTTATTTTTTAAAGCCGTATAACCCATAGCAACATTAAAAGCTCCAGTAGTATTATTTAACAGACTGTCTTTTCCTATTGCTACATTTGAGTGACCACTGATATTATTTCTTAAAGCAGAATTTCCTATCGCTACATTATTGTACCCTGTTACTGATATTCTTAAAGCTTCATAACCTACGGCAACATTTGATGATCCTGTTGTAGTTTCTCTTAGTGCAGAAAAACCAATTGCTACATTATTAGTAGCTGTAGTATTTTCTTTATTAGCTGCAAAACCTACTGCAACATTGGCTTGTCCTCCAGTGTTTTCTAATAAAGATTCATAACCTATTCCAACATTATATTGACCCGTAGTATTAGCTTTTAAAGTTCTAAAACCTATTGCAATATTGTATTGCCCTGTAGTATTACTATATAATGTTTCATAACCAAACGCTGAGTTGTAACTAGCTGTAGTGCTTGAATATAAAGCTCTATAACCTACTGCAGTATTAAACTGACCTATCGAACTAGCTCTTAAAGATTCATAACCAACAGCAACATTATTAGAACCTGTTGTATTATCATGCATAGATTCTTGACCAATACTAATATTGTAACTACCTGTAGTGTTATTGTATAATGTTCGACGTCCAACTGCTACGTTTCTTACTCCAACTGTGTTTCCATAAAGAACTTCATGACCAATACCAATATTGTATTCTCCTGTAGTATTGGTGTATAAAGTTTTATAACCTAATCCAACATTATAAGAAGCTGTAGTATTATTGAATAATGCTTGGTAACCAAGTGCAATATTATATAATCCAACAGTGTTGTCATATAAAGTCTGATGACCCATTGCTATATTATAATTACCACTAGTATTTAGTTTTAATGCTTGAACACCAATTGCTACATTTGCTTCTCCACTTATATTAGCTTGTAAAGAATTTGAACCAATAGCAATATTTTCTTGGCCGGTTACGTTTTCTCTCATAGATTGATAACCTGCAGCAAAATTGTACTGACCTATCGTAGTTTCAAATAAAGTTTGATTACCTAAACCAATATTATAATTAGCTGTTGTACTTTTATATAAAGAGTTTTGACCTATAGCTATGTTTTGCGATCCTGTAGTATTAGTGTATAAAACTTGTTCTCCTATGGCTATGTTAGAATTTCCAAAAGTGTTATTTTGCATAGCACCTGAACCTATAGCCACATTATTTTTTCCCGTAGTATTATTGTATGAAGCAAGATAACCAACAGCAACATTTTTTTCTCCAGTTGTGTTGTTTCTTAATGTTTGATTACCCATAGAAACGTTATAATTACCTGTAGTATTACCAAGTAAAGCCTCATACCCTACTGCAACATTATATTGCCCTGTAATATTAGCTCTTAAAGTTTTATAACCTATTGCAACATTATTAGAAGCTGTAGTATTAGTGTATAAAGCTTCAGTACCCATACTAACATTAAAATTACCTACTGTATTAAATCTCATTGCATTGTGTCCTATCGCAATGTTATCACTCCCTGTTATGTTTTCATAAAGAGCAACGTTTCCAATACCAACATTTTGTTTTCCTGATGTATTATCTCTTAAAGTATTTGGTCCTATTGCAACATTAGACGATCCAGAAGTGTTTAAAAATAAAGTGTCTGTTCCTATAGCCACATTGTTTG